AAAATCCTTGTTTTTTAGCATTATTTACTGTTTTTGCTGAAATAATTTTACCGCCTCTAATAATTCGTTCTCTCATATAAAAAATGTATCCTTTTAATGCTTGTTGAGTTGCTGATTTGGTAGCCCTCTGAACAAACATATCTGGCTTCAATTTACCTCTGCTTCTTGCTCCAAGTTTTTTTGATACTGTTCCAACTATATCATCATCATCCGTAAACTTTCTAATTCTTTTTACTGTCTTTCCTTTGTTTCCATCAGCAAACCTTTCTTTTCCACTTGAATTTGTAATAATGTTATAGTGCCAAGAGCCTTCTTTTTGTGGCTCATTTTCCAAGTGTCTAATCATAACCTTAAATCGTTCCCACCCAAGTTTTGTTCTTCTTCTTTTTTTAATTTTTATATCAGATTTTTTAAGGCTTTTTTTGTATGTTCCTTTATCTCCTGACGTACTCATGTCAATAGCGTGTATTTCATCTTTAATCACATTAGAAGCAACACGCAAAGCACCGATATGAATATTGTTCTGAATGTTGTTTGCGAATTGTTGAAGCTCTTTATTTAGAGCATCAACTTGCTTTGTGAGTGTGACTGAAATCATTGCTCAATTTTTGTACAAAGAATTTTAATCTCTGTATTTTCATTATTGATGTTGTTCAAACTTTCAATCTTGAAGAACTTAGTTTCTATGAGTGTTCCCTTCCATGTTTCATCGTACTTTATACGCATCTTAACTGAAACTGCTGGAATATAACGTATGTACATTTCAGTACGAGAGATTACAACCTCTTGGTTAGCCATGTAGCTTTCGTTGCCATTGTAGTTCTTAATATCTGCAAAGACTGTTTTCCAATCTTGCCATGTTTTAATCTCTTGTCCGTAGTCGTCTTTTGTTACTATTTCTTGCTGAATTGTAATACGATTGTTCATACGTCCTATTCTCATACTTCTTCTCCAAACATATTTCTTACATTTACAATGCCATTTGTTATTTTATAGGTATCAACTAAAAATCTAACTATCATTAAAATACCTTATGGTTATAAAGAAATGAATTTAGGTACTTATCATCAATTTGGCTTACTTGTCTTTGGTCTACAACAAATTGCTCTCTAAACTGATACATTGATGCAATTCTAATTCGTACCCATTGAATAATGTCGCTTGGTACTGTTGTCATTCCGCTTGTGAATGTGATTTGAATAGCATCTGGTCTATTGTATGTGTCAATAGAAAATCCATCATTAAAAATAAGCTTATTTGGTAGCCCAAAATCCATAAGATAATAGTTTGAGCCATCAATAGTCTGCAAAGTGTTCGTAGTGTCGTAATATTTAACGCTATCAATCGTTTTTACTGGTGATAGTAGGCTTACTTCTTTTTGAAATGAGCTTAACGCTAAAGCATACTGACATTCTGTGATTTGTTGATTGATAAAGGCTTGTGCTACTACTGTTGCGCCTTTTACCATTGATGTAATAAGCTCGTCATCATCTGTGTATTCAACCCTTAGAAAAAGCCTAGCTTCTTCAAGAGTTATTGCCATATCAGTAGGTGTTGTTAATCGTTTGAGCATTTAATCTCCTTGTGGATTAATCGCCCTCTCCAATGAGAAGGCTGTTAAGTTACGCTGTTGGTACAACAGTTCCCCAAGTGATAGAGCCAGAGATACGAATTGATACGCTTGAAGTCCAAACTGCATCAACACCACCATCTTTTGAAAAACCTTTTACAGTTCCAGTAAATGATGCGTAAGAGTAATCTGTGCCACCAAGAGGAATTTTGATGTAGAATTTTCTAATCAAAGAGCCATCGAAAGATTGTTGGCACTCGATTTGTCCTGCATCTTCACCATTCCAATCCATTGTCAATGAAAGCTCACCAGAGTCTTTCAAACCTTGTGCATATTCCTTAGCAGTTGAGTCTAGGTTTGTAATGTCAATATCATTACTTGTTCCTCCATCAATGCCAGAAACAGACTTTACGTTACCAATTTTTACCCATGCTGGTGTGCTTTCACCATTAGAGATATAAAATTGAGTTCCTTGCGTTTGTATCGCTGTGCTTGCCATATTTTTCTCCTTAATATACGACTGTAATAGTTACAGCTCGTGAAAATGTTTTTAAATCCTCATCGTAGTTGCCATCTGCAAAACTCGTTACATTCCAATTCATAGCTGAACACACTTCTCGTAGCTTGTCAGTTATCTCGATAATCTTTGCATAGCTTGTAGCGTAGAAAACATTGTCGAACTGATAAAGAAAAGGAGGTGTATCGCCTAATTGCATATAACCATCTGTTTCAGCACTTCCAACACTGTATAAGAGTGCTGGAAATGCTGTGTTTTGTGGCAATTTAATCGGATAAACTCGCCCACTAAGCAACGTAGCTAAACCAGCGTTTATTGTGTTGTAATAGAGGGCTTCTGTTGTCATACTTTTTCAGCCAATCCAGCGTTAATGAGGTCGTTAGCCATATCAGCGTCTAGCTCGACTACTTCACCGCATTGATAGCTTACTTCGCCACCAATGGAGGTCAAGAATTTAATCTTGACCTTATCGCTTTTTTCTTTAGCCATTGTTATACCTTAGAAATCAAGTGCTTAACAGCTTCGCTCATTGTAAGCTTACCATCAACTCTTGCGTTCACTCTCCAACCGATTTGACCATTTCCAGCGTAAAGCTCATTCAATCTTTGTAGAGCCATTGTGCCTCTGTCAGCGATTGTGTAGTATGAGAAGTCACCAAACAACATAAACTTATTACCACTTGCAAGAGTTGGCATATAAGCAGAAGTTCTGACAGCTTTGCCATCAAATGTGTTTGGAGTGCCTTGTGTGATAGCTGGTTGCCATAGGTACTGACCATTAGAGTCTTTCAACTTACGGATAACAAGCTCTGTGCTTCTATTCATAAGCAACGCACCTCTGACAGCGTAACCCTCTTTAACCGCATAGATAAGGTCAAGGATTTCGTCCACAGTTACAGCACCAGCCACAGCAGTTGTTTTACCAAGAGCAGAACCAGTTACGATACCAGTTGGTTTCTTGGTGCCATCACCAGTCATAAACGCTGTTTCTTGAAGTTCAGTCATACCAGTAACGATTTTCTTGGTGACGTATTCTTCAATGTTAATGAACGCATCTGCAAGGATTTCTTCTGATAGCTTGATGATACCACCAGCCTTGTATGCGTCAATTTGCATTTGCCCAAAGTTAGGAATACTATCTCCGTAAGCACCGCCCTCATCTAACCATGTAAATGACGCATCGCTACCTTCAAGAGGGATTTTCTCTGTTGATTGTGTACGAATAACAGTACCAAGCTGACGCATTACGTTTGCATCACGCATTTTCTCTAATACAGTTGTTTGGTAAGAAACTGGTACTAGGTATCCACCTTCTGCTGGAGTTGTTACGTTCAAGTACGCACGATACGCATTGACAACACCCATTTCACCACTTGAAAGGTTATGAATACCTCTTGAAAGCAATTTTGGGAAAACTTCACGATAGTTAGCTTCAATTTTCTCATTTGCTTTAGATACATCTTCCTCACGCTTGTCAGCCAAAGGCTCACGCAAGTTTTTAGCAAGGTCAGCTTCACGCTCTGCAAGTTTTGTAGCAGTAGCAATCTTGGTATCCAAGTCAGCATACTCTGCATCCATTCGCTCTTGCATAGCTGTTTCTTCTGCTGTGTAAGCACGATTTTCGGAAAGAACTTTATCATTAAGCTCTCTCATAGCCTTTACGTTTGACGCTCTTTTAGCCAATAATTCTTGTAATGTCATTTATTTTCTCCTTGTGAGTATTTTAATTCGGTCTGCGACCACCTTAGCTGATAATCCAATATGTCTGGAGGCTTCTAATGCACTTTGCACATCATCTACACCTCCGTTTTCGTGGTTTTCTTCATGTTTTTCCTTTGTTTCAATTTCTCTACCAATTTTAGCTCCACCATCAAAGCCCATCCATACAGAACTTAACTCAAAAATCTCAACTTCTCTTAGAATAACTACTGGTACTTCATCGTCTATGATTGTTGCTTTTTCTAGGTCATATCTGTATCCAATACTTACATCGGTTAAAATTCCTTCCTTATACTTTTGGAATACTTCTCTTGCACCATCTGTAAAGCTAAATTTGATTTGAACTTTAAGTTTGCCATCTTCTTTGACTGTTTGTACCACTCTACCAATCACTGTATCAGTATTTGGATTGTGGTCTTTGGCAAACACTCTAAATCTATCGGTATTTATGCTATCTACATCAATTTGCTCGATATATCGAACTCCACTCCATGTTTCTCTAATTCCAGCGTTATCATCTGACACAGCAATAAACCAAATGGTGTTGTCTGCCTCATTGATAGCACTATCTACCTCTGTATCCATGCGTACAGAGTTTTCAAACACTCTACGCTGTTCGCTAGTGCCTTTCTTTAAATCTTCAAGCGTTATTTTCGGCATTGCTGTTTCCTTGTGTAGTTAAATCTCCATTGTTTTCTTGACCAGTTTTGGTAACATTTTGCATATTTAAAGGAACAATAAACTCGTCTAAGCCTTCTGCGTAATCCAAGTCCTCTAATGCTCTAACCTCATTTCTGTTAAGAAAACCACTCTGAATAGCTATCTGATACGCCTCGTATCTCGTTTTAATGTCACCACGAACAAGATAGTTTGTGTAGAACTTGAAATATTGCTTATCGCTTGATGTTAGCTTGTTGTTTAATTCAGTTTCAATCATCACCATGTAAGGCATAAGCGTGTATTTGACGAACTCTAGCGATTGGTGTTCAATATTACTAAATGTAGCCCTCGACATTTCGTTAATCATGTGTGGAGGAACTCTAAAGATTGATGCAATATCGTTCTTGGTAAATGTTCTGCTCTCAATGTACTGTGCTTCTGCGTTAGTGATAGACAATCGCTCCATCTTCAAGCCATCTTCTAGCAATATTGGCTTGTGGCTGTTCTTAACACCAACGTATTGCTTTGTGAAGCTACTCTTTAAGCGATTGTATGCCTCATCGTCTAATGTTGCTGGATGTGAAAGAACTACTGCACTATTAGAGCCATTCTGATAGAACTTATCGCTGTATTCAAGCTGTGATACACCCAAGCTGATTGCTAACTTGTTGTAGGCTATTGGAGATATACCAACTATCCCATCCATTGAAAGCATTTTAAAGTGTAACACTTCCTCATCAGCTAGGACTACTAATCCTTGTGTAGTTGATGCGTAGTGATATTCAACTTTACCGCCCTCTGTTACCTTAATCATCATCTGGTCAGCCAATAGAGGATAAATACCAGTTACTTCAAGCCCTTTGTTGCGTACAATCTGCCAATATGAGTTTCCACGCAAACACAAGTCCACAATAACCATGCTTTTGAAGTCAAATGACGACATAAACCTATTTGGGTTATCTAAAAGCCTTGTGAGCTTGTTTGTTTGCTTGTTACGCTTGTTTTTTGTTTCTTGGTATAGGTATAAAGGTAAAGTAGCTACACTCTCGCTCAAAACTTTCACACATGAGTAGATTGTAGTAAATTTCATAGCACTATCTGGAGTTACTTCTTGTGAAGTGCTATTAGTTGCTACGAATACACTTGCTACTGTGCTGTAAACAGTATTGATGATTGGTTTTACTCTTGAAAATAGATTTATTCCAAACACTTAGCACTCCATTAATTTTTATGCCATTATAACATTTTAAAAAAATGTCAAATTACAAGTCACGAACACCACGCTTGGAGTAAGCGTACTCTTTTGTTAAGTCTGGAATATACATACCGATTGCCATTGCCAAAGCTACTGCACCATCTATTCTGTACTTTACTTTGCTTTTATCAAATTTTATATTCTCTGCTGGGTCTTTCATAATAACTACGTTGTTAATACACCATCTAAGGATAGGACAATCTGTTACAAATTTTCTTTCAAGTGCAAACTTCTCTAATTGCTTACACGCTGGTGACATAGAAGCGTATCCTTGACCAAATCCAATCATATTAACACGCTTGTCAAGTAATCTCGTCACCAAACTGTTAGAATTCCACCTATCAAAGCCAATCGCCTTGATTTTGTACTTTTGGCAATCTTCTTCTATGTCTTTTTGGATAAAATCGTAATCTATTACATTTCCATCTGTTGTTGTTAGTATTTTACTTTCAGCCCAAGAGTGATAAGGCACTTCATCGTTTCTTGCACGTCTGCGTAGGTTATCTTTTGGTAAATAGAAGCGTGTTAGGACATAAATACGCTCTTTTCCAATAAAAATCTTCACAAAAGCACTTAAATCTGTTGTAGAACTAAGGTCTAACCCTCCATAACAAGGCAATTTGGTTAAATCTTCTGTAATTTCACCATTGTTTTCAACCCAAACGCTATCAGTTATGAACTCTATAGCACTTCCTACCCAGCAATTTAGGTGTTTTGTGAGGAATGAAATCTTATCATCTCCACTTGCTGTTGCTCTTGTGAAAGCTGTTCTAAGCCCATCTAACTTAACACCATATCCGATAGCTGGATTACAGTTTTTCCATTCTTCTTCGTCCTCCCAATTATCTGGGTTTCCTTCAAATATCATGCTGTAAAAAGACTCATCGTTGATAATACCTTGCTCAACTTTCTTTGCGTATTGGTATTTTTCGTAACCGATGCCCATTAAGTTGTAACCAGCAGTCGTAGGTATGAGCATTAGTGGCTCATCTTGTGACACCATACCATCTTGCATAATTCGGTATAGCTCACCATTCAAGTGTGCGTGTAATTCGTCCATAACGACCGCTAAAGGCTTATATCCATCTTTGCTGTCTGCTGATGATGATAAAACCTTGATAATGCTTGGATTTACACCTTCTTGCTTCTGACTACCGCTTAATCTCTCAACCATTGTCTTTGTGGACGAATAGAATTGAACTTTACTTGCCAAAAAGCTACCAGCACCGCTAATCATTGATTGTGTGGCATTGTAAACGATTGATGCTTGGTTTGTTTCACTCGCACCACAGTATATCTCTTTACCACGTTGAGGCATTAAAAAAAACATTGCAACCAAGATAGCTGATACTAACTGGCTTTTACCGTTCTTCTTTGGGATAAATAGGAGTGCAGTATTGTATCTACGCTTCTTGGTTTCTCTATTCTTAACTCCTAATACATTTGCGATAAACTTTACTTGGTATGGTATAAGCTGAAAGTTTTTTCCAGCTATGTCGCCATCTGTGTGTTTCAGTAAAGATATAAAGCCAATGTACTTTTTTGCTGTGTCGTAGTCAAAATAGTATTTTTCGTGCTTTGCGTATTGTTTTTCTATTGCTCGTAGTATCGGCTCTGCATCAGCCATTACTTCTTGCTGTGTTCGTAGTTTCATTAGCTCATAAACTGTTCAAATGGATTTGCTTCTTGTGGTGCTTCAACTTTTAGTGCCAATCTGTTTTTAATTCCTATTCCAAGCTGTGCAGACAACTCTTTGATGATAGCCCATTGTTCTCTTGATAGTTTAAAGTACGGATTTACAAAACCTTTAACGATTGGCTCTGCTGTTGCAAGTCTATAATACAGAAGATAATCACGATAATGCTCACAAAACATCTCAATGCACTCTCTGTCGCTATCTGTGATTGTCATTCTGGTGGATAAAGCCTTTTCGACCAACTCTGGGTTTGTAAATAGTGACTCTCTTGGCTGTGATACTGTGTACTCTTGTTCGCTCTGTGGCTCTACGCTCTTTGGCAAAACTCTTTCTGCTGGAAAAATATCTCTTTCGCCTATTGCTATTACTTCTTTGTTTTTTGAAAACGTCAATTTGTAGTCGTTGTGCAGTAGGTATGCTATTTTACCAGCACTTGTTCTTATTGTTGGAAGTGTACCTTTTAATCCACGCTGACGAATATTCTGCTTTGACGAATTGTAGAATTGAGTTGCTTGTGTTAATGAGCCATACTCCATAGTTTACTTTCCTAGTTTACTTTTTTCAGAAAAACCTCTCAAAATTATACCCTATTTTCATAAAAATTTACTTCCTCTCAAAAATGGTCAGAATAAAAAATGTAC